CTATGGTTCTAATTATAGCTGATTTCTGGTTCGGTATAAATGAAAGTAAATACTTACATAAACCCATAAGAAGATCTAGAGCTTGTAGAAAAACTTTTAATAAGTTCATAGATTATATATTATATATTTCTATGGGAGCTCTACTTGGTAAAGCTTTTGGAACTCCTTTTGGTTGGGATCCCATGGTAATATCTGCAATAGTTATGATATTATGTTATGGATTCGAAATTGATTCTATATATGGCCATATATGTGTAATTCATGGTATTAAAACTCACATAAGTATTTGGAAGATATTATTTATGATAATAACTCTCAGGTTTAAGAGTTTACAGAATATACTAAATGATATGGCTAATCAAGTTACAGAACAAACTAAAAACAATAAAAACAATGAGTAGTAAAGTTTATTTTAATTATGGTAGTAGGATATCTTCTAAAGAGGTATCTGAAGCTATTGGATTAATTCCTGGACCAGGTCCTATATGTGGATTTGGTTCAGCAAATATTAATGGTAATAATTTGGATATATATCCTTTTGGATATGGTGATACTGGTTCAGCAAATATAACTTCATTTGATCCTCTGAGATATCAAATAAGAGATAATATCTATAGTCACAAACTATCCTGTAAGACTGATTCAGATCCTACTGACTATAATGTTAATTTCTGTTTTGTAAATAAAGATGGTATTCTATATAGGTCAGGTAGTCAAGTATTACATACACCTATAGAAGGAGTAAATAATAAGGAAACTAGAGAAGTACTCTTATTTGCTGAACATAACTATGTAGAAGAAGCAGTACAAAATCAACCTATACTCAGGGCTTTTTGGAATGATTCTAGTGAAAGATTCTATGATTTATATAAGAAATCACAGGATATATACTATCCAACTGCTAGAGATAAAAGAAAGGCTTCCATAGATTCATCTAAAGATCCTTATAGTAGTGGAGAAGTTACCTATAAATCCTTAATAGAAACTGTTGAAAGTGTTTGTGAGGTATATCGAACTAATCAAAAGAATATGGTATTCCTGGGAGTATATGGAGAAGGTTTTGATCTTATGAATAATAATAAGAGAGAAGACTTTGCTATAATACCCTACTTAGGTAAGTACCCAGCTACTATCAATTATAATCAGAGGATTCATAGTTATATAACTGAATCTATTTTAAGATTAGAGAATTTTATAGGGTATATTAAAATAGATAGCTCTACAAAAAAAGATGGTAGTGCTTTTACGTCTATAGTTGAATATCTTGAATATCTAATGGATGAGAAGATCAAAATCCTTAGAGAAGATATGAATAAGCTCGGATTAGTTCAGGGTAGTATAATATTATTTGATGGAGAAGTTATACCCGAAGGTTGGGAAGAATATACTAAAGCAAGTGGTAGAGTAGTAATAGGTTATACTGAAGGAGGTATAAACTTAGATACTTCAGATGATTCTAATAGGAGAGAATTAACTACGGTAGGTTCTATTTTCAATCCTATACCTGGAAATGGTATATATACTATTAAGATAGAAGGTAAAGATCTACCTTATCACTGTCATGGTATAGGCTTACATAAGGGTAAACAGGATAATAGTTCTGATAGAACTAAGTTAGTTGTATGTAACTATCAGGATAGGGATAGAAGTATAAGCGGTAACTGGAGTCATGACGATGGTAAAGATTATCACTTAGTAAATGGTATACAGGAAGGTACAGTAGTAACTTCTCCAAATTTAATCAATCCTGTAGACTTTACATCTGTAACAACTAAAAATACTATGATTATAGATAAACTTCCTCCCTGTATAACCTTGAGGTATATTAGGAAAAAAGCTACGAAGTAGTCCGTTGTTTTTATAGTGTTTAAGTTTGATTAGGAGAACCTTTGAAATTAAGGTTCTCCTTTTCATGTTTAATAATGTAGATCTTTTTTAGCTTTTTCAATTACTGATTGTATTTCTTCTTTTAATTCTCCTATATATCTAACAGAATCTCTAGTCTTAGGTAAATCAAAGAAATCTACTAATAGTGTATTAGTAATTCTACCATACTTGGCATTCATTTCTATATAGGGAGTAGGATTAAGAGTAACTTCCCATACTAATTGAGCATCTAGTGAAAGATTATCTAACATATAATTTTTCAATAGATTCCACATCTCTATTTTAGCTTTCTCTTGTTCTTCTAATTCATCTGAAAAATCTTCCTTACTATCATCAAATAAATCTTCGAAGGATTTTAAATTTTGATTGAAAGTAGCTTTTTCTGAATAAGCATATTTTAATAAGTGATTTTTGTAAGTAGATAAAGCTCTTAGAATATTAGCTTTTAAATGTTCTTCTTCTACAGTACCATAATATTTATTAAATACAAATAACATCTTATCATTAAACTGAGATGTTAGTATATCGGGTGAGGTATTCAATCTATTAACATCTATACCTCTAACTAAATTCCTTATTACTGGTTGGACTAACTTATATAAGTTATTGAAAAGTTTTTTATCATAGTCCTCTGGCATTACTTTTAATCGGTGTAATTCAGAACCATCACTATTTGTTGTTTGCATAATATTTAATACTTTAATTAATTATTTTATTACAGTGCAAAATTAAGAATAATCTTTTATATATGCAAATATATGCTTAGAAAATTAACCTTAGAGCTGAGGATTGATGAAGATATTCTAGAATGAAGATATCTAAAATAGCTATTTCTATTAATAATTAAAACTAACGAACATATATGAAGAGATCTAAAATCAAATTTTCCTTTGATATTGACTTTCAGAAAGAAATATTGAGATTTATTATTCAAGATAAAGATGGAAGATTAATGTTAAAGAGAATTAAACCAGGTTATCTAACCCTTATTGAGCATTCTATAATTGCAGAAGGATTAGTAAAGTATACTAAAAAGAATTCTAAAATACCTTCAGCGAATATATTAAAACAAGTAATTAAAGAATTACTAGAAAGTAAGGGGTATGTAGACTTGGTAACTAAAGAAGATATACCTAATATCATATCACTTATTGATAATCTGTATACTATACCTCTGAGAGATAGGGATTATATTCAAGAGAAGATTTATCAATTCACTACTTTTGTAGAGATGAAAAATCTAAATGATACTTTCGATTTAAATGATTTTAGTCAATATGAAGAGTATTATAAGAAAGTAGATAAAGTACTTCAGAAATCTAAATCTAAGAAAGATGATGAACCTCTATTTTTAGTTAGAGATGTAGTAGAAAGACAATTTAAAAGACAGGATAACCCTGCTATCATACCTTGTCCATATAGACAAGTAAACAGGCTTACTAATGCAGGAGGTTTTCCAGCTCACTCCGTAGGAGTATTATTAGATAAACCTAAAGCAAGAAAAACCTTCTTCTTAGTGAACTTATCTTTAGGTTATCTTAGAATGAAAAAGAATGTATTATTTATAGATACCGAAAATGGAAAAGAACAAATCATGGATCGTGTAATACAATCTTCAATTAGTAAAACTAAAGCTGAATTATATACTGGAGAATATGATAATGTAGAATCAAGGCATACTCGTAAATTACAAAGACTTGGTGTAGAAATGGTAATAGAAAGAGTTCCTGCTATGATAACTAATTGCAATCAAATCTCTACTTTAATTCATAAGCTTAGAGAGCAAGGGATAAATATTAATATACTTATAATAGATTATGCTGCTAAGTTAGCTTCAAATGATAATCATAGGGAAGATTTTGAAAGAATCTCTAATGTATATATGGATATGCAAAATTTAGCCGAATCAGAAAATATAGATATGATTTGGACAGCTAACCATATAACTAGAGAGGGAGCAAAGCATAGGACTACTAGATATGAGGAGAATGATATTGCTAAATGTTTAGACATAGTAAGACATGCTCAGGTAATCTACGGTTTGAATGCAACAGAACAAGAGGAAAAAGATAATATACAGAGATTAGAATTAGTAGTTCAGAGAGATGGTAAACCAAGTGGTAGAGCTTTATTCCATATAGAAGTGGAAAAGCAAAAAGCTAAGGAGTTTACTATAGAACAAAGAAAAAAATATGATGAGTTATTTGGAGATAAGTTAGATCAAACTTTGAATAAGAAATCTAATAAGAATCCTGATGCTAATCCTAAGAAAGCAAAAGAATTAGAACATGGAGATATTTAATTAATATAATTATGGAATTTAAAAGAGGAGAAAGTTTTAAGCTAACAGGTTGTAGAAAAACCTGGACTGTAATCAAAACTTTTAAATATCAAGGTAGAGAACATTGTGTTGCAGTTAGTACTTTAGTAAATGATCCTAAGATAAAAAGATTAGGTATATTTATAAGAGAAGACGACGGTAAAGTATATCAGAGAGTATGAAGATAACATCTAAATTCAAATCTCAGTTATATTCTTACTTTATAAAAAGATTAGGAGCTTTTGAGTATAAACATGGATGGCTTAGGGTACCTGTATGTCCTTACTGTAACAGGGAGAACAAGATGGGAATTAATCTATCCATGTATAGATGTAATTGTTTTAGATGTAATTCTCACCCTAATCCTGCTCAAATGGTAATGGATATAGAGAATCTAGAAACTTATGGTGAACTTATTAAATATTTGAACAATGGAAACTTTGATGAATTGGAGTTTAAAGAGGAGAAAATCGAGTTGCAGAGTAAACAGCCCATATATCTACCAGAAGGATTCCGTAATATCACTTTTGGTACCAGTCAATTGGCTCTGGGAATGCAAAGGTATATCCGAAAGAGAGGTTTTCAAATTGATAGATTGTCTAGACTTGGCATTGGGTACTGTAATCAAGGACCTCTATTGGGGTATCTCATTATACCATTTTACTACAATGGAGAGCTTCGTTATTACAATGCCCGTAACGTTATGGGAACAGGTCCAAGATACAACAATCCAAATAAGGACATCACTGGGCTTGGGAAGGAGTTTCTTATCTTCAATTTTGACGCTATGCAAATGTATAAGTCAATCTACTTATGTGAAGGTGCAATCAATGCTTTGACTATGGGAGAAAGAGGTATAGCTACTATGGGTAAAGCTGTATCAGCTTATCAAATAAATGAGATAATCAAATCACCCGTAGAACATATTATTATATTACTAGATCCAGATGCTAAGCATTATGCCATAAACTTAGCTTTAAAATTAGTAGATTTTAAGAAAGTAAAGGTAGTGTTTCTACCAGATGGTAAAGATTGCAATGATCTTGGTAAAACAGAAGTACTTAGGTTAGTATATAATACTAGATACCAAGATTATCAAGAACTTATTAAAATAAAGAACTCTTTGGATTGAGGTAAATCTTATATTAGTATATAACAATAATTAAAATAATATGAAATCATTTGTGAAAGAATTTTTAATCAACCTATTATGTGGTTTAATAATAGGTATAGTTATACTTATTTTAGTAGGTATAGTAATATTAATACTAACTTACATACCAGATGGTATCTTACAAGTAGTATTAATCTTACTATATGTCCTTATATTAGCAGCTTTAATTACCACTATAGTTAGTAGAGCTGATAGAGAAGTGATAAATAAAATACGAGGATATAAATAATGAGAGATCCAAGTATACATATAACAAAAACTAAGTTCAAGGAATTATTAAAAGAACTTGATGTAAAATCCTTCCCAGTGGAGGATTTTTTCGTTAATGCTAAGCAAAGTGCAATAAATACTAGAATAATGTTAGTAAAAAATCATAAGAATATTAAGAAAGCAAATAATATTGCTCTAGCGACTTTAGGAGATGCCAATCTTGCAGCTAATATCTTCTATTCAGTACAGATTAGTATGAAATTCAAAGGCGTTAGGAAGATAGAAGAATCTCAACCAAGGTTATGGGCAAGTTGTAAAAAGTTAGCTGATATATGTAATACCTTCTGTGATGATTTTAATTTAAGTACTAGAGAAGGTTATATAGAGTATATAAAAACTGGATTAAAGATTCTCAAAAACAGGAATCACAAATCTTATCTGAATGGTTTATTAAATTTAGGTGAAGAGATAAGTAAAACTTATCAATCTAAATTAGAGCTATTAGAAGATGAAGATCCTAAGTTTACTAAAGTAATACATGATTATTATTGTAAAACTATTGCCGATAGGACTGGAATTAGAGTTGATTATAGTAATCAGCCAAGTTTATATTCTTATTTCAAAGATGTAGCTAATAAATGTAATTCAGAAGATATTGATTATAGGGATTGGATAGATGCTCAATTTGAAGGTTTAGCTTGGTGTAATGGAATGCCAGAACCTCAGAATTTAGTAAATGATAAAGCGTATGGATATTATACTAAATTCATGTATAAACATTCAAATACTGTTAGAGAAGATTATATAGATGATATTAAAGGTAGTTTATGGGATAAAATAAATGATGATGAGTAGGATTATTATTAAAAATTGCAATGAGTGTGAATTAGATATTCCTCAAAAGTATGCTTTAAAACTATATGAGGAGTTAAGTATCAAACATCCTCAGTCTTTTTATCTTATGAGAAAGGTTAGAGGTTGGGATGGTAAAGTACATTTCTTAAATAAATATGGAGTATTTAAGATGGGTATGTTACCGAGAATCTATCAAACTCTAATAGATTGGGGATTAAAGATTAAGATAGTAGATACAAGAAAACCTATACCTAAATCTAAGATAGTTAAGCAAGTAGGTAATTATAAACTACGTAAAGAACAATTACAAGCTCTAGAAAATATTCTAAGGTATAAAATAGATAATATACCTTTTCATATTGGAGTAGTAAATGCTGCAGTTAATTTTGGTAAGAGTTTATTAATGTCATCGTTATATTACAGTTATGAAAGGAAGTTGAAGACTTTACTAATTACTCAAGATGCTGATTGGCTAAGACAATCTCAAAAAGAGTTTCAAGATTACTTACCTAATGAGAAGATAACATTTATCCAAGGAAGTAAAGTAGAGAATTGGTCTAACTTTAGTATAGGTATGGTACAATCTATATCCAGAAATATTAAAAAATATCAGAAGGAGTTAGCTAAAATAGATATGGTATTAGTAGATGAAGCTGATTTAGCCGGTAGTAAAATGTATCAAACTGTACTTACTCATCTATATAATACCCGGGTAAGAATAGGACTATCTGGTACCATATATATGAGTAAGCTTGCTAAGGATAAACTTAAGAATATGAATCTAGAAGCTTTCTTTGGCAAGGAAATGTTTAAATTTACAATTAAGGATTCTATTAAAGTAGGTCATTCTACTAACACCATAGTTAAATTAGTACCTTGTATAGAATTATATCCTGATAATTATAAAGAGATGAGAGTATATCAAGATGAATATGATTATAATATCATTGAAAATAAGGATTCTTATAAAGTAATTACGGATAGATTAAAATATAATATATCTTATGGTAGATTACCAGCTCTCATAGTATGCAAATATATTAAACACTGTGAAAACTTATATAAATATATATCTAATGCACTAGATCCTACTTATAGAGTTGCTTATGTTCATGTAAATACTCCTGATAAAGTTAGAAAAGGTATTATGGAAAATTTTAGAGAAGGTAAGATAGATATTTTAATCTCTACTACCATCATTGCTCGAGGTAAGAATTTCCCTAAATTAAGGTATATGATTAATGCAGCAGGTATGAACTCTCAGGAGAAATCTATTCAATTCCTCGGAAGATTAGTAAGAACTTATGAAGGAAAGAGTAGAGTATATCTAGATGATATTCAATATCCTGGTAAATATTTAGGAAGACATTCAAAAAGAAGAGCTAGATACTATAGAGAGGAGAAACTTAAAGTAATTAACTTATCTAAACTCTAAGATATATTTACACATAGGTATAAGGTATCTACTAAATGATAATATCTTTTTACTTGTAATAAAGATATTTATCTAATTAGGCTTAGAGGCATATAAAAAATATCTTAGATTCAAGGATCTTAAAGCTTTAGCTATGAATTTATAAATTAATAAATAAAATGATTACAGCAACATTGATAATAACATTTACTTTTCTATGTATGGGTATGATATCCTATCTATCTTATCTAATAAAGGATTTGAGAAATAGTATAAAAAACCTATATTACAAAGATATGTATCAAATATCTTATCTTAGGTGTTTGTACATAAATCAATTAAAATTGATAGAGAGTAAATTAATCTTAGAAGAACGTTTTGAGGAAGTTCAAAAGGTTCAAGAGTTAATTCAAAACGAAATTGATAAACAGAAAGAAGATATACAAACAATTAAAAATTAGTGATTATGGAAACTTTAGTGTTTATAGGTTTTATGGTATTACCTTTTATAGTTTTAATACCATTCTTAATTTGGTATACTAAGGATGATGATGTATTTATGCTAATTTATTTTAGAATGTTTTTAGTAAATTTACTTACTGGATTGAGCTTAGCCTTTATCTTTCATCCTCTTATATTTGGTTATGAAGGAAAAGGTATCATCACTATTGGATGTTTAAGGGGTCTCATACCTATAATATATTATCCTTATTTCTATAGTGAATTACATTATGAATGTCCCAGATGTGGTAGTAGGCATACTGTTAAATTAGATGATTCGGATGGAGAGTATTTTGATATGGATTTTCACTGTAAACAGTGTCATAAAAATTTTACTATAGAAAGAAAATCTATAGGAGGTTGGGGAGATTGATCCTTATAAAGATAAATTATTAGTTATAACTTAATATATAGTTTTAAAAGTTAAAATATAAGAAATGAATTCAGAACAGATTTATAAAAGATTAGAAGAAGTATTTAGTTTAGATAAATTAGATGCTCAATTAAAAGGATTATTAAACTTATATAAAGATTGTATGAAGTATATATATAAAGATTCTTCCTTTAATACAGATCCCCTTGAAAGTTTTAAAAATATGAATTATAAATGGGTATATGCTGAAAAGCTTCTAACTAAAATATATCCTAAACAAAATATTCCTCAGAATATATTTATACATCTTACTAGAATATCTTTAGTTAATAATAAAGAAATAGGTGAAACTCTACGAAATAATCTGATGGTTATATTATCCTGGGATAATATCAAAGAGGGAGAAAATCATGATATCTTTAAACTTTTAAAGAAGATTTTAGAACTTAAACCATAAATATATAAATGGAAATAGTAGTTTATAAGAAAACGTCCTGGGTAGATGTAGTTAATGCTGCAAGATTTACTCAAGGTAAAGATCCATTAGATAAGGAACCTTCATTAGAATTTAAGAGGAGAATAATCAAATCAGAGCATTCTCCTCTGAGATTGTTAGAATTTAATATTTATATATATGATATACCTTACTGTAATATGGGTCATTTAGTTAGACATGTACATGCTTTACCTTTTGTTAGTACCTCTAGATCTGATAAAACTGGAATAGATAGGTCTACTAGAAAACAAGCTGATCCTGTTAATATGATGCTCAGAGTTAATGCTCAAGAGATTATAAATATATCTAAAGTAAGATTATGCAATCATGCTGATAAAGTTACTAGAAATATTTGGAATAAGGTAATTGATACTTTATTTGATATAGAACCTGAATTAGCTAAAGCCTGTGTACCTTCATGTATTTATAGAGGATTTTGTCCTGAATTCAATAGCTGTGGATTTGATAATACTCCAAGTTTTAAGAGTGATAGAGAATTATACCTGAAGAATTTAGAGATATAGCCTATACTATATTAAATAAATTTAATAATATGAGTAAGAAAAAGAAATTATCTACTGAGGATTTGTTAGCTAAACATGATCCATTTGAACCATTTGATTTATCAAAGATAGGTAATGATAAAGATCCTTGTTTTGGTAAGGGGTATAATCTTACAACTAAAGAGTGTAAGATGTGTGGAGATTCAGAATTATGTTGTTTTCAGATGTCTCAGTTATTAGGTAAGACTAGAAAACAATTAGAGAAAGAAAATAAGTTTAAAGATTTAGATATATTAGAAGATACTCAGGCTATTAAGAAATATATCCGAAGTATTAAGAGAAAAGGATTAAGTAGAAAAGAAATAGTTAGTAAAGCTTCAACTAAATTTGAGGTACCTACTAATGTAATTAGAAAACTTTACAAAGAATTAAAATAATTAATAAGATTATGGTAAAAGAAAGATTTAGATTTACTAAAGTAAGAAATGTAAAATCTCCTACTAGATCAAACGAAGGAGATGCTGGTTTAGATTTTTATATTCCAGAGGATTTAATTCTTAGTGATTTACTTGAGTGTAATCATAATGAATTACAAGGTACTGTATCTTTTAAAAATAGAGTAATAGATTCTATATACTTAAACCCTAATTCAAGGGTATTAATTCCTTCTGGTATTAGAGGTTTATTAGAACCTAAAGATTCTATGTTAATGGTAGCTAATAAATCAGGTAGATCTTCTAAGTTGGGATTGATATTTACTTCTCAGATTTGTGATTCTCCTTATATTGGAGAATATCATTTAGGTGTATATAATACATCACGAAATATAGTAGAACTTAAGGCAGGGATATCTTTAGTACAAATGATTCATACTCCCATATTTCTAACTAAACCCGAAGAGATAGATAATAAATCTTATGAGGAATTATCTAAAAATTGGGGAACTAGGGGTACAAATGGTTTTGGTTCTAGTGATAAAAAAGATTATGAACCTACTAATCCTCAAGATGTAGAAGGAGATTAAAATGGATATTAGAAATATTGATATAGAAGCACCTGAAATCAAAGATGGTAGATATCTAGAAGCTATATATGACTTAGAGATGGATCTTCTAAAAGGTTATTGTGGTAAGATTGAAAAAGATTTACCACTACCTCCAATAGATGTAAATTCTTTCAAAGGTCAACAAGTATTAAAGGATTTTAGTGCTAGAGTTATAGAAGAAACTGCAGAGGGTTATGAATCTACCTCTGCAGTTATTGAGATATTTGAGAAATATGGTTATAATAGAGATTTGTTAACTAAAAATGAATGGCAAATGGTATTAAACCATCTACAAAATTCTAATGAAGAACAAGCAGATGGTTTAGCTTTTTACATGGCTTTATTAAGTTATGCTAATCTACAGATATCAGATGTATATGACTATATAAATCATTTATTAGATAAAAAGGGTTTTGATAATAATATTAGAGTATATACTATACAAGGTCTATTTGAAATAGGTAAATATCTACTTTTTAAGGATCTAGATATAGATATAGATAATATGAAACCCTATAACCTTTTAGATAGAGAAGATATTCAAGATTTAGGTTTAGATGTAGATAAAGTATTATCTTATATACCTGCTTTCAGAAAATCTTCAAGTGAGATACATAAGGTAGAAGATCATTTATTATGGCAAGTAGCTTATCATTTGTGTATATCCAGAAATTACTTAAAAAATAAACCCTGGAAACAAACTCAAGAATTAACAGATATTACTAGATATTCTGCTAATGTAATTTTAGGATTAGTAAAGTATCTGGGTTATCTATATTATATGGATTTTACTCCTGAAAGTTTATATACTTTATGCTTTAAGAAAAATCAAGTTAACAGATTTAGACAAAGAAGTAATTATTAATATGAGTGGGTGGAATAAGAAATTTGAAAAACTAACGTTTGATACTTCAGAACAAGTACATACTTTAGAATTTGCTACATCCACAGAGGCTTGGGAAAAACTTAATGAGGGATTCCTTAGATTAGAGCCACAGCTTTTTAATAAAGGAGCTGTGGCTAATGCAGGTGTAGCAGTAGTATATAATATATTCATAAAGATTAGGAATGCTTGGGTAGATCCTAATTTTGATTTTGGTAGACACTTTAATTATACTATATCAAAATGGACTACTTTGTTAAACAACTATCTTGATTTTAATCAATTAGATTTACTTAAATCACAATTGAAAGTTAAAACTCTATCCTATAATCAAAACTATAACATAAGCTATACTTTTAATAACAAGCATAATAATGGTAAGCAGTGTTTATTAGCAGCAACTTTCAGTAAAAGATTTAATGAGGATATTCCTGTTGTAACTATGGTACTTAGAGCTTCTGAGATTACTAAGAGATTAATATTTGATTTATTACTGATACAGAGAATGTCAGAATATGTATATGGTAAAGATCAACGAGTACAGATAAATATTTTCGCTACTCAAATGTATGGTAATGTAGAAACTTTACTTATGTACTGCGGAGGTCATAAACCTTTCAAGGAGGTTATGGAAGGAGTATCTCATAAATCTGAATGGTATAAGAGATTGAAAGAGATTTATCTTAAATTCATGAAAGGTACAGAGAAAGAGTTTTCTTCTTATAAGGTATTTCTTAGATCTTTTAAAGTAATGAGACCTGATTTATTTAAATATAAACCCCTTATTGCTAAAGATTTAGTAATAGAAAGCGATGATATTGAATATCCAGAGAATTGTATATCTTTCTCTCAAAGGAAAAAATATAAAAAGAAATACTTAGCTAAGCTAAATAAGAAAGGCTAATTCTATAAAAGAATATAACAATTAAAAATTAATAAATATGCGTATTTATAATAATGCAAGAGAGCTCATGTCTGAGATGAGTAGAGATCTATGGGAAATGGGAGTAGAAGTTACACCTAAAACCTATCAGAATAAAAATATAGAAGGTAATAATGATTTTATTACCAAGGAGGAATTTTGTAAACAGTACTGCCTTACAAATTTACCTGATGTAGAATATCTCTTTATTTTCACTCATGCTAAGAGATGGGCAGAAATGGAATTCAAAGAGAGAATCAGTGGTCACCTTATTAATCCAGGAACTGCCTATCTTGAAAGAAAAGATATGTGGGAACAATTCCTCGATAATCAAGGTAAATTTGATTATACTTATGCAGATCGTATAAATCAATTTGTAAAGTATAAAGGAGAGAATCTTACAGCTCTTGAAGCAATTATTGAATTGTTAAAAACAGATCCAGATACTCGTAAAGCAATTCTTCCTATATTTACTGGAAGTGATTGTAATTACTATGAAGGAAACAAGAGAATTCCTTGTTCAATGTACTATGGTTTCTTTGTTAGAGAAGGAAAGTTAAATACTACTTATCATCAGAGAAGTTCAGATTTTATACAACATTTTGGAGATGATGTATATCTTGCATGGTGTATGTTGGAATATGTAGCAGAGAAGGTAGGAGTTAAGCCAGGTATGCTTATCCATACAATAGATTCATTACATTGTTATAAAAAAGATTGGTATCTATTAAAATCGTCTGTAGATGACTTAATAAAATAAAACTATATTATTATGGTTATAATATAAGACATGTGTTGTAAATAGTTTATTTAGTTAGTAGAATTTTATTATGGTTTTCAGGGTATTTAGTAGTGATACTAGGTACCCTTTATTAATATATAAACTTATAATAATGTATGAAGACAATAAGTACTATAATATCCAATTATAAAGATCTAGATAGGCTTATAAAATTATGTAAAAGGATTGGATATGCTTGTGTAGACTTTGAAACTAATGGAGAAAAGATCTATAATAAAGATTTTAAACCAACTATATTATCCGTAACCTGTATACCGGGTTTTGGATTTTCTATACCATTAGAGCATTCTGAAACTAAACAATATACAAATAAAGATTGGAATTGGAAAAAAGCTTTAAATAAATTCGGTAAAAAGGTAATAGAAAACCCCAATATAGTAAAAATAGCCTGGAATGCTAAATTCGATTTTCAGATATTTGAATTATATCATATATACTCAAGAGGTACTATTTTAGATGGTATGTTAGCTAAATATGTATTGAATGAGGAGAGACCTAATGGTCTTAAGGATATGGTAAGAAGGTATTTACCATGGGCTTCTAATTATGAAGAAGATAAAGGTTTTAATAAAATACCATGGTATAAAAAACCCTTAATACCTCTATGTCAATATGGTTGTCAAGATACAGATTATACTTTTAGATTAACCTTATTTTTTGAAAAGGTTATTATTGATAAGGGTTTATATAATCTATATCGTAATATGATAATGTCTGCCAGTAGAGTATTACAGATAATAGAGAGAAATGGTTTGTATTTAGATAAAAACCTTAATAATCAATTGTTAGAAGATTATAAAGAGAAGATAGATAAAGCTAGAGATTTATTATTTAATTTACCTCGTGTTAAGAAGTTTACTAAAAAATATAATAAGCAAAGAATAGATGCCTATATATCAAAACTAGAGGAAGAATTAAATAATTTAGAAGATATACCTAAAAATAAAAGAAAAATTGCTAGTAGACAACAGAAAATAACCAATATAAGAGCAGGTATATTTACTACTAAGAAGGAGAAGAAATTAATATCAGAACTTAATATCAATAGCAATAAAGATTTACCAGCTCTTATATATGATGGTTTTAAATTTGAATGTACTAAATATACTGATACTGGAAATAGATCTACTGCAGAAGAAACTCTAATAGAATTAAGACTTACAGTTAAAGATCCTAAATCTCCCAAAGCAATTTTCTTAGATACTTTATTAGATTTAAGAGGATTAGAGAAAATGTATACTACCTATATAGAAGGTTGGAATGAAAAAGTTCAAGATGATTTTAAACTACATGGTAAATTCAATATTATTGGAACTACCTCTGGTAGATTAAGTTCATCAGAGCCTAATATGCAACAAATTCCTAAGACTTCTGTAGATCCCAATATAAAGAAACAATTAATAGCTAATCCAGGTACTCTATACTTTGCAATGGACTTTTCACAAGCAGAGTTAAGAATAATGGCTCACTTATCTGGAGATGAAACCTATTTAAGAGCTTTTGCAGAGAATCAGGATCCTCACTTAGTTATTGCAGCTAAAAAATATGGAGTATCTTACCAAGAAGCTAATAAAGCTTATTCAGATGAAGAACACCCTGACCATAAGACTTGGAGTGTAAGAAGAAAACAAGCTAAACAGATTGCTTTCGGTATTATATATGGTATTCAAGCAAAACTTTTATCTCAGAAATTATCAGATCCTAAATCAGGTATTATAGTAACTCCTCAAGAAGCTCAAGAACAATTAGATGGTTTCTTTGTAGAGCATCCTAAGATAAAGAAGTTTATGAAACATCAGGAAAAACTTTTAAAGAAACACGGATATATTACAAGTTTATTTGGTAGAAAGAGAAGATTACCCCAGATATTTTCAGATGATAGGTCGGAAGTAGCTTATGCAATAAGATTATCAGTAAATGCCCCTTGTCAGTCAGCTGCCAGTGATATGTGTTTATTTGGATCAATTCTATTATATTGGTCAATGAAACAGGGTAAATTCCCTAAGATGGATTCAGTATGCTTGGTACATGATGCTAATTACTTTAATACTAAACCAGAAGATATAAACATATATACCGTATATAAAATGTGGGATTTATTTAGAAACCCTAAAACTAAAGAATATTTTGGATTTCAAATAAATGATGTAGATATGTCTATGGATTTTGAAATAGGTAGAACTATGGCAGAGGCTATGCACTTTGTACCATTATATAATTATGATAGGTTATTAGATGGTACTTTTAATGAAGATGAATATCATGAACTCCATAAGAAGTATAAAGATGTTCAAATAAAAGATTATCCTAGAATATTTAAAAAAGAATTTAAAGAATATGAAAGAAAATATCAAAAAAATTACTAGATGGGAAACGCAATGTACCCATTGTAATAATAAATTTACATATAGTTTAGAAGATACCTTTTATCATATTAATTATAATGATAATCCTTTAAGTTGTGTAACGGATGCCTATCTAAGGATTAGATGTCCTAAGTGTTTAAACACTATGAATCATTTATCTCTTAGAAAGAAAGAAGTAAATTCTACTAATGTTGAAACATTGTCATTATAATCGAATATATAAATAAGATGGATATAGTTCTAAAACCTATAAAAGTTACTTATCAAGGTAAAGAGTTAATCATTGATATTCAGAAAGAATTAACTATTGATAAGAATAAACTAGATTCTCAGTTGAGAGATATTCCTTCTAATTATTATGTATTATGTAATATTAGAGATAAATATATAAGAAAAAGAGATGAATTAGCTAAAGAGAGGGATGTGGCATATAGTGAAGCTTGGAATTTTTATAAAAATACAAATCCCCAGTGGAATAATGATTATGTATCTAATAAAGCAACTACTAATCATAAATATGTATCTAAATGTAATACATATTTTAAAGCTGCAGAAAAAGCTGCAAAATTTATATCTCTTTGTAAAGCTTATGAATCTAAAGAGAATATCCTGAGAACATTATCAGCTAATCTAAGAAAACAATAGCCATAGCTATTGTATATTACAAACATAAAACTTAAAATAAAACATGTACACAGATTTAAAATTTACTTCAGTAGAAGAAGTTACTAAACTTTATCAACAGATAAAGGAATTTAATGGAACCCCAACAGAAAATAGAGTTCTTATCATTAGCCCTACTAATCAAGAAACTATGGTTGGGAGTATTATTATCCCTGGTAATGTATCACAGGATAATATTCCTAATAAGGGAGTAGTTATCATGATTGGAGAGATAACCGAAGAATATGATTCTTATAGTAAAATATTGGAGATAGGTAAGATAGTTACTTATGGACGATATGCTGGTAAGGAAATTAACTTTAACCCAGTTGAAGTAAACATGAACTCTGAGGATTATAAATTTACAGTACTTTCATTAAACGAAATATTATTCATAGAAAATAACCGATAATTATGGTAAAAAAGAAATTATCTACTACAGGAGAATCTGTAAGAGAAAAAATGTTAGCAAGGAAAAAGAAACTTACTGAGAAAGGTTCTGGTAATTATTTTATTTTTCCTGGTAATGGCACTACAAGAATTAGAATTCTTAGTGCAGGTCAGAATGAAGAGATAGCAGTAGAAGTAATAAGATTCTACCTTGGAGATCATTCAATATTATCTCCAGCTACTTTTGATGAGCCTTGTCCTATTATGGATAAGTATAAAGAGTTAAAGGATTCATCAGATGAAGACGATAAGAAATTAGCTAAAAAGATGATACCTTCTAGAAGGTATGTAGTAGCAGCTTTAGTTTACAAAGATGAAAAAGGTAAAGAATTAGATTATGAAAGTAAACCAAGATTAGTAATGATACCTGCATCTGTATATCAAGATATAATAGATCTATACCTGGATGAAGATGAAGCAGGAGATATGACTGATATACATACAGGATATGATATTAAGATTGATCGTTCTGGTTCTGGTAAATTTGATACTTCTTATTCAGTTCGTAATTGTAAACCTACTAAATTAGATAGGAGTTTACTTAAACCAGTAGATCTGATAGGTATGGTTAAATCTCAGATTAAGAGTTATGAAGAACTAGAATCAGAATTGGATAAGTTCTTGAATGTACCTAATGACGATGATGATGACGAAGAAGAGGAAAAATCAAGTAAGAAGAGTAAGAAGTTAAAGAAGGATAAGAAAAAGAAAAAATCTCATCATAGAGGAGATATATAATTGTTAGTTTTGTATTTTTAATGTAATTGAATTATGGTTGTAGGGAGGTAGTTATTTATTTAGTAGCTATCTCCCTATTTTAATTTAAAATACTATATGGCAGGAAGAAAGAAAATAAAAATACCTACTCTAAAAGAATTAGATAGGAAATTTTCAGGGCAATATATACCATCTGAAAAAGATGAGAGTAAATCACCCTGGTTACCTTCTAGGTTTTTAGCTTTTAATAAGATTACTGGAGGAGGAATTCCTTACGGTAAAATTATGGAATTATTTGGAGAAGAATCTTCTGGTAAAACTTTAATGGCCTATGATTTTGCATACTGTGCTCAATATCTTGGAGGAGTAGTTTTATGGGTAGATGCTGAACAAGTATTCACTAATTCATGGGCTGAATCAAATGGTCTAGATTTATCTAAGATTGTAGTCTATAGAAATACTTCTATAGAAAAAATTTCTGACTGGATAGCTGCACAATCTTTATATTGGAGATCTCAGTTAACTAATAATGAACCTATACTCTTAATCTTAGATTCAGTTTCAGCATTAGATACAGATGCTAATATAGATTCAGAAATGGATAATGCTTCAGCTGATATGGGTAATCGTGCTAAAGCAATATATAAATTCTTCCGTATTAGGAATGAGATGTTATATTCTTTAGGAATAACCCAGATTTATATCAATCAGCTAAGAAAGAATCTAAAAGCAGGTATGTTCGAAAATCCAGACTGTCTACACAGAGATACACCTATACCTTTTGTTGATGGTACTTATCATACTATTGGAGATATAGTAGATAATCAGTTAAAGGGTATGGTTTGGTCTATGGATATACAAACTGGTACATGGGTACCTAAACCCATATCTGGTTGGGTTAAAAAAGATCCAAAATCTAAGGATAAATGGTATACAGTTTCTACTTATGGTCCTGGTACTAAAAATGGAGTTATATCTAATACAGTAACAAGTAGACATAAGTTTTTGGTATACCGTGATAAAGAGTTACAGTGGGTATTTACTAAGGATCTAAAATTATCAGATATATTAGTATCTCATACTAAAGGATCATTTAAACTACACAGTAAAGCTCGTAGTTTTTTGAATGGTATGCTGATGGGAGATAGTAGTATAAGGATTAGGAAATATACTTCAGCTAATTTACATATATCTGACAATGTTAATCTAGGGTATGCAAGATGGAAAGTATCTAAATTAAACAAGATAATACATTTCAGAGAGTATATTACTAAAAAGGGATTTATTTATAGATCTTCATATTCTCCAGAATTAAAATTAATAAAGGATGATTTAGGTAATAAAAGAGATCCTTTGAATATACTAATACCTGGACAGGTAGATTGGTTAACTCTAGCTATATGGTATATGGATGATGGTCATTATCATGGAGATAAGAGGAGTACTTGTTGCATATCTATACCTTACAATAGGACAGATATAAATACTTTACAGAGTATCTTAGAAGATTATGGTATACCCTGTACTTTAACTAAAAATAAAAAGATAATAAGGTTCAATAAGAAATCTACCGAGATATTACATAAGAATATATGTAAATATATACCAGAACCAATGCAATATAAATTATCTTCTAAGTATAGAGGTAATTATATCGATTTTGAATTAGAACCTTCGGAGATAGATTATACTTTATATCTAAAGATAATTTCTATAAAGGAAGCTTCTGATAGAAAATTGAGACATCCTTATAAATATGATCTCACTATAGAAGATACTCATAATTTCTTAGCTGGTAATAAAGATAATGGTATAGTAGTTCATAATACAACTCCCGGCGGGCAAGCTTTAAGATTCTATGCTTCATTGAGAATAGGTTTATATGGAGGTAAACAAATTACTAAAAAAATAAAAGGAAAGGAGAGAAAAATAGGTAGAGTAACTTCTATAAGAACTATGAAAAATAAAGTTGCTCCTCCAGGACCTACCTTAAAATCTACTCCATTGTATAATAACCCCAGATATGTAGATACAGTAGGTTTTGATAGACTTCATTTTTTAGATGAGATATTAATAGAAGAAGGAATAGTAGATAAATCTTCTTCTGGTACTTTCACATATAAAGGAAAAACTTTATGTAGAGGATCAGAGAAATTTAAAACTTTATTAGAGGACGATGATTCTTTACGTAGAAAACTGATTAAGAAAGCAAATATAAATACTCTCGGTAATACTAAAAAATTACTAGCAAGCTTAAATGAGAATTTATATCCTATAGATAACAATTCAGTAGATGATTATTCAGAGGAGGAAGAAGATGAGTAAGAAAAGGCAGATAGGAGGAAATCATTACTCTAGATTTAAAATAGAACCCATAGATTTAATGGTTAAATTAAATTTTAACTGGTTCCAAGGAGAAATACTTAAATATGTATCGAGATTTCAATATAAGAATGGAAAAGAAGATTTAGATAAAGCTTATTCAGTATGTAATTTAGCTATAGATAGAGGTTTGAATCAAGCTACACTGTTTTCAGATGACTTACTTGATTCAAATAAAGAGTATATGGAAAAATACATAGATCAGTTTAAGTTCATATACCTTAAAAAATTAATTAAAGAATTAATAGAAGCTTTAGTGAAAAATGATTATTATCTTGTACAAGAGATAATTAACGCTATGATTATAAAATATTATGGGTAAACATAAGAAAAAAGAAAATATACTATTGATTGATGGAGAAGGATTACTCCATCAATCATATCATAAATTTCATGGTTTTAAATCTACAGATGGTAAACCAAGTGGAGCTATTTTTGGTTTTTTTAAATCTTTACAAATGTATATTTATAGATTTAAACCTATAGATATAGTTGTAGTATTTGATAACGGACATTCAAAATATCGTACCGAGATCATACCTACTTATAAGGCTCATAGAAAGAATATATCTATGGATTATGAATCCTTACATAGTCAAAAGAAAGTGATACAGAAACTATTGAGAATCTTCTGTATAAAATATATATTTGATAAAGGTAAGAAATATAATTATGAAGGTGATGATTACTTAGCTCATTTAGCTATTAAATGGGCACCTAAGAATACTCGTAGAATAATCATCACTTCTGATAAAGATTTTAACCAGTTATTAGTAAAGCAAACTACAATGATATTTAATGTGAGAAAAGATCAACTCATATATGAATCTAATTGTAAAGTAATAAATGGTTATACTGCTAAAGAATGTGTTGATTGGCTTTGTTTAGTTGGAGATAAATCCGATGATATCCCAGGTTATCCAGGAATAGGAGAAAAGAAAGCTCGTAAATTCTTAGATGATTTTACTTGTATAGAAAATTATCTTGAATCTGACCAATATCTCAAAGGAGATAAAGATCATAAGATTATGACTGAAGTTTATGAGAGAAATAGAAAAATGATAGATCTAAGATGGTTTATAAATCACCATCCTTTGAAAGATCTTCCAATGAGAGTACCTAAGAATATAGGTATTAAACAAAAAGCCTTAGAAAAGATAGCTAATGAGTATAGTTTAAGCTCATTCTATTCTTTAATATTTATTAAGAGATTTGAAGAACAAATAGAGAAAACTTATGGAAACAAATAAAAGAATAGTTTTTGCAGGACCTTCTGGTATAGGTAAAACTACTTTAGCTAAACTATTATCTGAAGAGTTAAAAGTAGATTATATCTCAGGTTCAATATCTGATTTATTACCAGATACTAAAAATCTTACTCATCAGGAGATGCTTAGTAGAGATCCTAAAGAGTTACAGATGGAAGATTATAAGATAATGAATCTAAGGAATAAACTGTTTTCTAAGTATAAGCTAAATGGTTATATTAGTGATAGATCTTTCCTGGATTCAGCTGCTTATTTTATATATAAGCAGGCTAGTAAATTACCAACATGTGAATTAGTAAGTTTTTTGGATTTAGCTAGAGATTTAACTATAAAAAACTGTGATTATATTATTGTATTAGATTTCCCTGTTTCTTTCATATTAAATTGGAATATAGAAGATAATAATAAGCGTATATTGAATGATTTTTTCCAATGTAGTATATCTAAGTTAATTAGATTAGTTTTAGAATATTGGAGAGTAACTTTAATAAATAACGTTAGATTAATCTATCCTTCTAGAACAGAAGTTGGAATTATCAGATATAATGGTAATGCTTATACTAAGATAATACTTTTACAAAGTGATAATCTAAAAGAAAAATTAGAGGCTATCTGTAATTTTATAAAATATGAAAAAGATTTATAAGAAGAGATTATTAGCCTTAGTATTTTCAGATTTACATTTAAATAATTGGGCTAAGTTTAATAATAATGGAGAGAGAACTGAGAACGGTTTTAAAATTCTCTCTCTAATAGTTGAAAAATGTTCTACATTGAGAATACCGGCTTTATTCTGCGGTGATTTATTCCATAAGCCTAATACAATAGATACTACCCTATTGAATAGATTTGTTAAATGGCAGTCAGAATCATATAATAAATATCCCAGTTTTAGATGTTATGCCATAAGTGGTAATCATGATTTACCCAGTTTAAATAGGATAGATAATTTAACAGAATCTCTAATAGATGGTTTTTCAGGATATGGTCCATCTGAGTGGGGTTTTAAAGTATTAAATAAATCTTCTGTAAATATATCTTTTTTAGGAAACATAATAGTACACGGTGTACCCTATATAGATCATAATATAGGGTTATGTGAATATTTATCTAATATAAAATTAGATAAGACCTGTAAAAATATACTTTTACTTCATACGGATTATCCAGGAGCTACAGATACGGATGGAAGAAGAATTGATTCTGTAGAAAACTTGAATCTTAATACTCTGAATAAATTTGATTTAGTATTATGTGGTCATATACATAAACATCAGAGATTAGCTAAAAAGGTTTATATGGTAGGAGCTCCCTTACAACAAAGAAGAACTGATAAGAATTGTGAAATGGGTTACTGGGAGTTATATGAAGATCTATCACTTAAATTTATACCTTTGGAAGGATTCCCTAAATTCATAGATGTAGAGAAAGAAGAAGATATAAAAGAGGATGGTAATTATTATACTGTAATACCTCCTACTTCAAAATTAGAACAGGTAGTAAAACATAAGATAACTAAACAACTATCAAAAAAACGTTTAGTAAGAAGATATATGAGAACTATAGGCTCTAAAGATAAAAATAAAGAAAAATTATTGATAGAAATTTTAAATAAAGTAGAGGATTGATATGATAACATTCATAGGTTTAAATATAGAGGGATTTTGTTCTTATGAAGGTAAGACTTATATAGATTTAAATGAGAACAAAACTATATTGATTAAAGCTCCAAATGGTTTTGGTAAATCTACTATATTCTCAGCTTTAGTATGGGTATTATATGGTAAGAATTTAAAAGGTAATTCTGATGTAAATACTTGGAAAGAAGTTAGAAGTAAATCTTATAAAGGTACTAAAGTAGATATTACCTTTAACAAAGGAGATCATACTTATCTAGTTACTAGATGTCAGAATTATATAAGTAATCTAGAGGATGGAGCCAAAGGTAAAGATAGGCTTTTAATTTATAAAGATGCTGAATTAATTAGTATAAAAGGTAAAACAGCTTTACAAGAGTTTCTTATAAATGAATTGGGATTAACTTATAAGTTATTTGTAAACTCTATAATGTTTGGTCAGGGTATAGAAAGACTTATACAAGAATCTAATAGTGATAAAAAGAAAATATTTGAAGAGGTATTTAATCTTAACTTTCTGAATATAGCCAAGAATATAGCTATTGATATGAAGAATGAAATATATCAAGAAGTTAGAGAAATAGAATATAAATACAATTCCCTATCAAGTGAATTAGAATCAACTCAAGAAACTTATGATGATTTAAAACATAGAGAGAAATCTTTTAAAGAAGATAAAGAAAGAAGATTAATGAAATTAAATAAATCTTTAAAGGATTATAAAGAACAGATTAAAGATTTAGGAAACTCAAAAAGTGATATAAATCTAGTAGAATCTAAACTTAATGACTTAATAAAATCATTAAATTTAATAAATAAGAAACTAGAAGATGCCAGAAATATATCAAATATACCTTTGATTGATGTAGTTAGTAAAGTAATCACTTTATTAGATAAAGGTAAGGTAGATAAAGCTTTAATAAATCTCAAAAAGATTAAATCTTCTTTTGAGATTATTGAGAAGTATAGTGATAAAAAGGATTCTATACGTGATAAAATATCTATCGAAGAAAAAGAGAAGAGTAAACTATATAAAGTAAAATCTCAGATAAATAATCTGAATGATATAATAGATGATATAAAAGAACAAATATCAGAAATTAAATCTGAAAAGATTAATAAGTTATCTCCTAAATATAAGGATAAGTTAAGTAAGCTAAAGAATAACCTGCTATCTGTTAGTGATAAATTAGATAAAAGTAAAGATAAGCTTAGTGATGTAGAATGGTTGATATCTGAACCTTTATCTAATAAAGGTATAAAAGCATATCTATTCAATAGTAGTTTAGATTTACTAAATAATACTTTAGAGAGATATTCCAAAATACTTGGATTCAGGATATCATTTGATATAGATTTAGAATCTACTAAAAAGGATTTCGTTACTCTCATAGAAAGAAATGATATTATAATAGATTATGATGATTTATCTGGAGGAGAAAAGCAATTAGCTAATGTAGCTATGGCATTTGCCATGAATGAATCTCTTACTGCAAGCAAGGGTATAAATATTGCTTTTTTAGATGAAGTATTTGAATCTTTAGATAGTGAAAATATAGATTTAGTAGTTTCTTTAGTAAACACTATCTATGAAGATAAAACCATTTTCTTAATCACTCATCAAGAATCATTACCTTTATCAAATTGTAAGGTACTGCAAGTTAAAAAGGAAAATGATATTAGTACCTGTAACATACTATAAGGTATAAATATATTATAATACTAAAGAAAATGATAAACAGTAAAAGAAAAGGCTCTAAATTTGAAAGAGATATTGCTAAATGGATGACCAAGTGGACTGGTTTTGAATTTGGAAGAACTCCTTATAGTGGAGCTAATCACAGAAGTAGAGATCTTTCATCTGATATTATGTGTACCGATGAAAGACATGCTCATAGGTGTAAAATATCTATAGAGTGTAAACATTACAAGGAGATTAAATTTGAACATGTACTCTTAGGTAATAAGAAAAGTGATATAGAAAGTTTTTGGAAACAAGCTAATGAAGATGCTAATAGATCTGTTAAAGTACCTATTTTAATCATGAGGTATAATTCTATGCCTAAATCAGAATTTTTTATGGTAGTAGGTAAAGAATTAGCAGATTATATATTAACTCAGATACCTAATGATAGGTATATGATTTTGAACAGAGGTGAAGAAAAAATATACATATTTATGGCTACTTCTATATTAAAAATAAAATATAAAGATATACATAAGATAGCTAAATCTATAGTAAAGAAAAAATTATAAAGTAATACTATGGAAAGAGATCCTACGAAATATTTATACTGTATCTTTTACTTAGACAGTAAGAGATGGAAAGATATAAATCAGCAGATTGTTTCTAGAAACATCAAACATATAAAAGCTATAATACCCACTGTAAAAGTACTTAGGAAAACTTCTAAGGGTAAGATGGTGTTTACAGAAGAGCCTATATTATTTAATTATGGTTTTATAAGGATCCCTCGTAAATTAGTTTATTCAAGATCTTATATGAATAAACTAAGGAAAAAGATACCTGGTATTCATTCTTGGTTAAGGAACACTGAAACTCTTCATAATAGGAAGAAAAAAATTAGGATAGATAATTATGAAGAGTTCGATGATTTTTCTTTAATAGCTACAGTATCTAGAAAAGTAGTTCATAGTTTTATTAAATTATCTAAGGAAAATAAGAAATATTCTCTAGATGACTTAGTAAACATTAAGCCTGGAGATTATATACATTTAAAAGGCTATCCATACGAAGGAGTAGAGGCTACAGTAAAAAAAGTGGATTATCAAAATAGATTAGTAAGTGTAGAAACTTATATATTAAATGGAGTTATGAATTTAACTCTACCTTTTGATAATGTACTTTATAGTGTATATCTAAATTATGACCCTGATGTAATACAGGCTTCTAATTTAGAATATAATCCAGAGGACATTACTCAGGATAAGATTAACAACATAATGTTAAAAAAGAGATATTGATATGACTGATAATCAGAAGAAAGCATGGGAATGGTTATTACCTAAAGAACAGAATTCTTTATATTTAACTTTAGGTACTGGTAAATCATCTTGGGAAGTTGGAGAGATGATGAAGCTATCTCACTATAAATATCTTGAGATAAAGGAAAGAGCTGAAGTATTTCTTAAACTGTTTACTGATTTTTTAAGTAAACATGATGATGTATTTAGATGGGATGGTCCTTGTACGGAGGACTTTAAGGAATTCATATTAGCTTGTATATGCGATAGAAAATCTATAAAAGAAGCTAAGATGTATACTGGAGATTCAGCAAACCTTTTATCAGAGATAACTTTTAACTTGATAATCAAAAATATAAAGAGACTAAAGGATTCTGATGATCAATGGGATAAAGATACCTTAGAATTGATTCTAGAATTCGATAGATGGAATAATTTTAGAATATTACCAAAAATACTACAAAGACCCTCTGCTTATAAGAGAAGGTTAAATAAGAAGCATAAAATATATATCAATTACCTATTAGATAGGAAGAAAATGCCTAATTGGTTATTGAAGAGAATAGAAGAAAGGTTTAAGTGTAGTCCACAGAGAAAATCTAATATCTACTGGATATGTCTTATTTCAGATTCTTTATACAAGAAAGATGGTTATAAAGTAATACCAGTTGAAGGTACTGAAGAATTATTATCTGAAATGAATAAATTCTACATTTATGTATTTAAAGAAAAGGATCAAGCAGATAGCTTTGGATTTTCTGTGGCTAATTATAGGATTAAGACTAGCCATGTAAAATTAGGTCAGAAATTTTGGCCTGAATATAGATTATCAGTAGAAGCAGCAGTTAATTATAACCAAGTAAATAATCTAATATTTGATGTAAACTCCATCAAGAAATCTCATAGAGTACTTATAAACTCTAAGAATGCTTAGTACAACCTAAGCTTTTAATAAAATAGTATATAAAATATTTGCATATATAAAATATTATATGTAATTTTGCATTATCAATTAATAACAAATTAAATTTTAGTCATTATGGGACGAAAGAAGAAAAATAATCAAAAAGAAAGTTTCCTTAGAGATACTTGTGCTCATGATACTTATAAAGATATCAAGAGGAAAGCAATTGCTTTGGGAATGCCTTTTCCAGATGCAACTAGAGGAGATATATGTAAATTATTAACCTATATAAATAAAACCAATAATTATCCCAATCCAACTTTGATTGATGAATATGATAAGTGGATGGATAATCAACTTTCTTTATCAGGCTTTGCTCCAGATGACCCTATAAGATCTTCACGATTAAGGCTTGGGTTTCTTGGAGATGAAGAAGAAGGAAAGAAATCAAGATTGAGAAAAATATCAGGTATTAAAAGACCTAAAGAAAAGAAACCTGCTAGAGAAAGAGATAAATTCTCTTTATACAAAGGTACTAAGAAATCATATACCTTCGAATTAACTGAAAAAGGTTTATCCTTAGATAGAGTTACTAGAAGAGTTATAAAGAAATTTCCTGATGCTAAAGAAAAATCCATAAGCTTATGGCATAGGGCATGTTTAAGAGTTATGAAAAAGAATGGTTAAAGTTTATAGAGATCCTCATATAGTATGGAATGATAGATATTATATATGGACCTATATTCCTGAAAAATACAAAGGTAGTAGACAGAAGAATATAGTTTCAGAAAAATATCTATATCCCAAATGGGTTACTCCAATACCTTATTTATCCAGAGTACATGCTAAACATGTTATAGTATTTTCATATAATAGGAAAGCTTTGAAACATATCCATATAATATATGGTAAGAAATTGATTAAACAAGGAATAACCTATTTAAATTACAATAAAAAGACTTATAATATGATGTACTATAAAGGTAGAAAGGTACATGTAAAAAAATGGGTATATCCTCCAGAAGCTAAAATGGATACTCATAGAAGAAGGAAATATATAGTTAAGTTAAATAGGGCAGTTAAGAGATTATCTAAAAAAGATTTTAATCATTTCTATAAAACAGAACACTATGGTTACAATTTCTCAGGACTTAGCAGATATTATCTGCGGCGTAGATACAGGGAATACAAGATGGCTCTTGTACAGGAAATACTTACACCTGAGCAAGCAAGAAAAATTAGATTTCGATAAATATAAATACAGGTATTCTCCAAGAGAATGGAGAGGAGCTTTTATCATAATGAAACATTTAAAAATACCTTTTCACCATAGTTTATTTAGAAAGGTATACAAACTATACCATATTCCTTCTATAGAATTCTTTAAGAGATATCGTACAAAAGTAATAAGTAATAATAAGAAAGTAACTCTAGAAGGAAACCCTACTCCCTATATAAAACCAAAATATTTAATCAAAGAGATTTTATTTAGAGGATATGTACCTATAGAGAATTATAAACCTAGATTAGGTTATTTCTATGATTACATTTTAATACAAGATAAGTGTTATATTTTACCAATTAAATTTAGCTATGGATTTATTTCAAAAAGGAATAATAAGGGAATGTATCACAAAGGTCAAACAGATGTAGACGATAGTAGATATAGTATACCAGGATATGGTTCTTTAACAAGGAGTGATAGTCAAGTTAAAACCTTAATATCCTATTATAATAATGCAATAAGGTAGTTCAAAATACTCTTCTAGAAGAGGGTATTCAATTATGAAATAAACAAACAAATCTTGAATAAAGGTTATAATCAATTATTAACAATTAAAAAATTTAAATTATGGCTAAAGCAAAAAAAGCTAAAGAGTTGAAAATCGTTTCTCAGGTAGAACTTGAAAACGGTACAGTATTGGTACAGTATGAAGACGGTTCTTATGCTATCCTTGTAAAGGTATCTATTCCTGCTGAAACTGCTGAATCTTTCTTTGGTTCTGAATCTTCAGAAGATGAAGAAGAGGAAGAAGAAGAGGAAGAAGAAGAAGATGAAGAAGAAGAGGAAGAAGAAGAAGATGAAGAAGAAGAAGAAGATGAAGAAGAAGAAGAAGATGAAGAAGAAGAGGAAGAGGAAGATGATGAAGAAGAAGAAGATGATGAAGAAGAAGAAGATGAAGAAGAAGAAGAACCTCTAACTGCCAAATCTCTTCAAGAAATGGATTTTGAGGAATTAGAGGATGTTTGCGACGATAAGGAGCTTGATACAGATCCTGATGATTATGATGAGGATGATGTTGATAAGCTTCGTGCAGATATTGCAAAAGAACTCGGCATCAAACTTCCAAAAGCTAAAGCTAAGGGAAAGGGTAAGAAAGGTAAGAAGTAATAAATTATAAGTAAGGTCTTAGAGATTAGTATATAATTAAATCCTAAGACCTTACTATAAGCTAATAATTTTATCATTCATTAAATTTATAATCATGGCAAAGAAAAATGTAAAAGCAACAGATGAAGCTAAAGAAGCTAAGAAAGCAGCTCGTAAGGAAGCTCTTAAAAATCGACCAGAAGGTCAACGTCCTAATGGTAAGCAAATAGACGTTATACTTTCTGAGGATGGTAAAGTACTTGTTAAGAAGTATGCTACTTCAATTAAGGTTAAGATGCGTTCTATCGGTTGTTTAGTAACTACAGTAGGATTTGATAAGGAAGGAAATGTAACTTCAGTATCAGAAGCTTTTGTACCAGGTAACTTAGTAGTAAAGGCTAAGAAAGGTCACGGTAATCTTACTGCTCAAAAAACAAAGACAAAGAAAGGAGATAATGTAGAAGAAGAAGACGAAGATTAATCCCTTATACTCTTTCGTACCAATTGTTTGCTAATATCAATTTTCATTTATTTTCGGCCAGGCCTATTAAATTAGGTTTGGCCTTTTTAATATAATATTATGGAAGAGTTAGAAAGAAATATTATTATTATTGCTTTGGATAATCTTATTCATAGTTATAATATTGCACTAGAAGATAATGAAATTACACAAGAGGATAGGGATTTTCTCCAAACTTCTATAGATTTAGCCTATCAAATTATTTATAAATTCAATAAGCCTCAATGGAATCAGTTATAAAACCTTGTTTAATAAAGATCTTTGAAAATTTCGATAGATTAAAAATACTACAATCAAAATATACTCACAGTTTGAATAAAGGTTCTATAGGATCTTCTCAATCTTTAAAGATACAGATGTTAAATATGAAAGGTAAGATTTTACATCAAATGAAAATATTATCTGGTAAAGTAAAAGGAGAAATCATAGAAGTAGAATTATTAACTGATGGTGTAGAAAATAAGGGAATCTTTGTAAACTTATCTAATGAAGATATAAGGGATATTTACAAATTAGTATCTAAATCTACTGGTAAAGAGATTGAGATTGTTAAAATAAATAGAAGGCCTACTTATATATTATTCAAATCTTAGAAAATATATGCCAGGATTTGAGATACCTAATCTATAGAAATATATAAATCAATCAAAATATATGGGAAGAAAATTAAAATCTCCAGAACTACTAAAAGCTAAGAAGAAGCTTATAGCTTTTATGGAAGATAATAATCTCAATCCTTCAAGAGATTACTCTAATCACCCTAAATATGGTAAAGAGTTTAGTAATCTCTTATTTAACCTTACTAAGGAAAGACAGAAAATAGAAAAAGTCTATCCTGAATTAGATAGAAGAGGTCAAATTAAACATATAAAAATGGTTATGAACGCAAAAAAGAAAAAGGCTGCTCAAAAAGAAGCAGCAAGAGAATTAAAAGGTAAGGGTAAGGTAAAACTTACTGAGAAAAAAACCAAGGAAACTAAGGTTAAACGTTGTAAGTATGATTATCCTTTGGTAAATGGACATGAAATGTCTCCAGATCAAAAGAAGAAATATCGTATGGAACAACGTAAACTTGCTAACGGAGGTTCTCCTAAACCTAAAGTTGAAAAGGAAGAAACTAAATCTCCTAAGAAGAAGGAAGAGAAAGTTTCTAAGGTAAAGAAAACACCTAAAACTGATAAGGTAAAGAAAACACCTAAAACTGATAAGGTAAAGAAAACTAAGAAAAAGGTAAAAAAAGAAGAGGATTAATTAAATAACCCTCAATTAAGGTAAAACTAAGGCAGGGATATTTAATCTCTGCCTTTTTTAATTTAAAGTACTACAATATGGCTACAGAAAATAATGAAATATTTAAACCTAAGTTGAGAGTAACTTTATTAAGTAAAAATGGTACTCCAATTTCAGATAGGTTAGTAGATGCTTATACCGAATTTAATATGGGTCCTAAAATACAACATGATGGCCCAATTCGTATAGAAGTAACTCTAGAAAGTAAGAATAATATTAATTCTTTCAAAGAATATATAGATAGATTATCAGGTACACTACCCATAAAAGAAATGTCATCTAGAGGCAGACCTTCAAGTACTCCTAATAAGGAATTAGAATCTCCTCGAGAAGATATTCTCTTACAGATAGAGAATATGATAAAAGAAGGAAAATCTCAGGGAGATTTGGTAAAATATCTTAGGGAATTGGGATTTGTATTCATACTAACTGAAGAATTTAAATTCCATTTTCCAGATTTTGAATTTGATAAAAAGGATGTGGGTAAACCCAATGATAATGGTCAATATCCTGATTCATTCTCTTGGATGGTAAGGCAAATTAAAAAAGCTAAGGATCCTAAGGCAGATAAATATGATCCTCAGATTATATTTGGATTCTCTATATTAAAGGGTCCAAGTAGAAAGGTAGTTCCTTATTTATACAAGGAAAGGAAGAAACCTTTGAAATGTGAGAACAATTCTTCGAATAATCTATCATTCTCTAAGGTAGGTTTTACTAAATATCCAGCTTTTATGATTGAATCAGAAAGATTAAAATTCTCTACAGAGATTCGTCAATTACTAGATAATCCAGAGAAGAAGCCTTCTAAGTTCTTCTTAAGATGGTTTAAGGATGTTACTTTCCCTGATACTATAAAGGATAAGATGATGGAGATTTATAAAACTGCTACTAATGGATAAGTCAACAAAGAAAATTATAAGATACATTGCCTCTGTACAACTAGAGGCAATATCTTTTCTTCGTAAAGAAGGTATAAATCAAGAAATAGATAAGGATTTTATACTTAAGTTTATAGAAGCTCCAAATGAAAAAGAATGGAAATCTTCTTTAGATAAGCTAGAAGAAATTTATACTCAGTTGAAATCTGTACCAACTACCTTTAAATTATTAAATGAGTATCAACTGCTAGTATGTTCTCATATATTATATAGGATGGAAGATACTTGGTCACTAGATAATCAATATGGAGTATTTATGACTTGGTCTTTAATACATCAATCAATGAAAAAGTTTCACCCAGAATTTAAAATATTATTAGTATGAAAAATCTTAAAAATTTATTTTTAATAGCATTAGTTGCCTTAGTAACTGTTAGTTGTGTTAATCCATCTTATGATGAGGAAGTAGCTCTTAAGATGAAACCTTGGGTTTTTGGAAAAACCAGAGTTTATGATAAACCTATAAATTCTCTAACTTTTATAGTACCAACTACTACAGCTATTGTTTTTAATATATTACCTCAGAAGAAGGAGTTTAAATTTGATGATTTACTATCAAATGATAATACTCCATTAGATGTAAGTATGTATATGGTTTTACAAATTAAAAAAGGTCATACTCCAGAATTACTAAGATACTATGGAGTAAATTGGTATAATACTTTTATAGAGCCTTATTTTAAGAATAAAGTAAGAGAATATGTATCTACTTGTTCACCCTTTGATTTGATGTCTAATAGAGAAGTACTTAAAAAGCTTGATAAAGATGTTACTGAATCTATGAGATCTTATATAGCTCAGTTATCAAAAACTAAAGGCTACTTTCCTGTAGAGATACAACAAGTAACTACTGATAGAGTTATGCCCAATCAAGAACAATTAAGTGAAATGAATAAAACTGCTGCTGCAATTCAGGCAAAGCAAACTCAGGAAAAGAGAGCAGAAATGGAATATGCAAGAGCAAAAGCTGAAAAGAATAAAGCTATAGCAGATAAAGCTTATATGAATGAGTTATCTCTATCTCCTCAACAGTTTATTCAATTAAGAGCATGGGATGTTATCTCAAATAAACCAGACGCTAATATAGATGTATTAGTAGGTTCAGGTGAAATGCCTATGTGGAATATTAAACAAAAGTAAGATGACTTCAGAACAAATAACAGAATTAGAATTAAAATTAGGCTTTCACTTCAAAAGAGTTAGCTCTACTCGTATAGCTGCTTATGCTTATAAAAATAATGAATTATGGGTTATATTTGGAGTTAATAAGAAGAAATCCTCTCTATACAGATATTCTAATATAAGTAGAAAAACTTTCGAAGATTTGGATAGAGCTAAGAGTAAAGGTAGATGGATTCAAGAAAATCTTGTAAAAACTAAGAAAGAGTATAAAGGTTGGGATTTAAATTTTTAAGATATGAAGAAGTTATTAGTTATATTATTTGGTATTATATCTTTTACTTGTATATCATGCAAGGGTTCTTATACGGGTAGGATAGTTGGTATTAGACATATAGCTGCTCATAAAGAAAGAGTATATGATACAGATATTGTATCAACCAGTCTATTGGTAAATGATGCTTTATCAGGGTATACAGATACTGATGTACCTGATTCATGGGAGATAATAGTAGTTAATCCCTATGAGAAAAATAGAAAGTATAGATCTTTTACACATATTATCAAAGATCCTAGTTTATTATATCAATATCATATAGGCGATTCTGTATACATATCATGTAACTTTACTTTAGAAGTAGTTGATCCAGATACTTAATCTCAATATAGCCTAACCATAAACCTAAGATAATGCAAAATTAATATATAAAATATTTGCATATATAAAATATTATATGTAATTTTGCATTATCAATTAATAATTAAAGTAATAATTAAATTTTAGTCATTATGCAAACAACAAAGATTAAAAACAACAAAGAGGTTAAGGATTCAAAGCTTAACAAGAAAGCTTCTAAGAATGTTAAGAAGAAAGTTATTAAAAACACTAAGGAAGCAAAGGTAAAGAGAGAGGTTACTAAAGAAGTAGCTAAACAACAAAAAGTAAACTTGGTAGAAAATGTAATCTCCCATCGCTCAGTAAAGTATATTTATCCTGAGGATGTAGTAGATACTTTATCAAGAAAAACCTGGAGACAAAAGGTTAGAAATGAACTCTATAGATTAGAATTAAAACTTAATAGAATCAAGGATCAAGATTCTAAAGAATGGAAAAAGGCTAACAAGGAATATGAGGATTATAAATCTAAGATTCTTAAACCAGAACAGATAGCATAATATTCATCAGGGAGAGGGAAGATTTTATTATATGGATTTTCCTTCTCCCTATTTTATAGTTAATAATTTATGCAGTACCCTAATCTACCTCCAAAGGTAATTAAGAAATACCAAGAGGAATTACTAGATCTTTATAAGAGGTGTATAAAAACTTACCTTGTATCAAAGGGTTTAAATTATAAATCAAGGAAAAAATTTGAAAAACTCTTTGATAGGTATATATCTCATAAGAATATTGAAGTTCATTTTAATATACCTATAAAACTATTTGTACAGGCTCTGGTAAAAGATGATTTAAATTCATTCTTTAAATTTCAAAACAAACATGTACACAAACATAGTAAAAAATCAATACATAGGAAAAAGTAAACTTAATTTCTACTTTAAGGATAACTCTTTGCCTAATACCATGCAATGGCAAGAGTTAGGATTTAAACTAGAAGATAGAAAAGGAATTAAGTTCAATAGCATAAATAAATATTTACCTGATTACTATGTTCCTTTGTATATTAAAAATATACCCAAAGTAAATATTGCCCTGCCTAATGATAAAGGATTTTATAATAGAATATTACTTATCACAGGTATACCCAAAGGAAAATCCTTGGAACCTTTTAAGTTAAAAGATATTATATGGGAATCCTATTATGAGGATAAATATAGAGGATATCTTTATCAAATAATATCCTTAGAATCGGATCAAGTGAAATTAAAATTAAATAAATCAAAGGATATAAATAATTATCAGATAAGATTATGTTAGATATACAATATTACGTTAATAGATTTAAGATTACTCAAGTTAATTATGAATTTAATAGGGTTGAGTTTATATCTTCTTTAAAAGAAGATTTACTAGAACTTATTAAAAGGCACGAAAATTATAATAAATTTACTGCCTATAGTGTACCTTATAAGGATTTTAGAAATTTAGTGAAAAAGATTCAAGATTTTTATAAATCCTTATCTGATTATAGGTATAAGGAAATTGGTAAAAGGTTAACTAATAAATTATGGGGAGTTTTTTATGCTAGTGTTATTTGCGAATATAGGAAAAAATATTATCCCAAGATTCAAAGTTTTATAGAATCTAATAAGGATAATCCTAATATAACGAGACAAAGCCATGGAAGAGAATAAAATTATAGATCTTTTAGGCAATATTTTTGAGGTAATTCCTGGATTTAAATTTAGTCTGGGATTACCTCAATTATTGTTTAAAGAAAATATAAAATCCTCTTTCAATAGAGATAGGATTAGTGATAAAGAAATCACTATAGTTAATAAAGGAGATAAATGGTACTGTATAGAGTATGTATCTCATCTTGATGGTTATATAATAAGAAATTTAAAACATATAAGATATGAAGAAATCATCGATATCCGTTTCGAATGGAAACACAAAGATAAGAAAGAAATCGAAAGATTCATGCGAAGTTTCTTATCGAATGCCAAGACCTAATGGTTTAACTTCTTTAGCCAGAGAGGCTAGTATAGTAGATACTGAAGAGGCTTGGAATAATGTAAAAAGATATATGATAAACCTATATCTAATGTCTGAAGGTACTATCAATGGCCAATCTATGGACATCTATAATTTTGCTAGAAGCATAGGAGTAGATGTAGAAGATATAAGGCTTAGAATGAGAGATAATCTTCTAGAGTCTAAAATATGGGACCCAGATAAATCTAAACAGATAGTAGAAGGAATGTTTGGACAAATGATTACCTGGTCTTTGGAAGATAGAATGAAGATTAATGCTCAGATTAATGTATTGATGAGAGCTCAGGGTAATCAATATAAACCCTTTATATCAGCAGAGTTGAATAGAGCTTTAAAGATGGGATTAGAAAGTAGTACCAGTTTCCAATCAGTAGTATCTAAATTTATAGGAAGTGGAAATACTACTAATATCTTCAACATGTTACATCAAGAAAATGATGTAACTAATAATTTCGTAACTACTTCAGATGTACTTAAAATCATAGAGGAGAAGAATAATAGTTTAGATAATAATGAACAGGCTAAATTATTAGAAACTAGATATGATTTACATTCATTGCCTGAAGTGGTAGCTACTAAGCAATCTGGAATAGATTTAGAGAAAGAAGGTATAGGAGATAAAATAAATGTAAGAGCACTTACTAATTCTACTGATAATCTCAAAGAAGCTATGAAATCAGCAGATAAAGATCATCATAGTATGAGAAGAGAAATAGAGATGAAAATAGTAGATGAAGCAGAAGACCCTGAATTAAATATCTATGATGAAGCAGAAGAAATAGTAGATGATGAACCGAAGTTCTCAGCTGAGAACTTCTTAAAATAAGATATTATGATAAATAAAATTGATTTAAAGGCTTCAGATATAGCTATCATGAATCCTTTGTTGAAAAAAGTAGAAAAAACTATAGCAGAAGCTATAAAGATACCATCTATAATAGTAGATGATTCTTCTCCACAACAAAGAGAAGCTAATCACATTATAGAGCATTTAGAAAAGGAATTTCCTGAAATAATATTAACTATTAAACTACCTGGAGTTCTACTCCAGTTTCTCTTTCCAGAGGAAGAATTACTAATTTCTATAATATTCTTATTAGATAAAACACATAATACTAGACATATCAAGCTAGAGTTAGTAAAACTATCCTCAGATTTATATAAAAATAGTATATAAAATATTTGCATATATAAAATAAAAGTATTAATTTTGCATTATCAATTAATAATTAAAGTAATAATTAAATTTTAGTCATTATGAACAAAACTTATCCAACTCCAGAAGAACAAATCTCTTTCTTAGTAGAAGAGATTTTAACAGAAGATCAAGTAGAACAATTTAACAAATACCTTAGCAATTATGAAAACAAAGATTAAAACTAAAGAAGATCTGAGGCTATTAACTCAAACTTCTAAATTCTTCACCATACCTTTCAACAATGCAAAGGTACATACACAATGGTTTGGACATGATCTTTGCACTAAGGTAAGTATATCTAAATCATTAAGGGAAGAACTAAAAATTCCATCAAGATATTTATTCATATTTACTGGAGCTAGACAAGCTAAAGATTTTGTAAATCACAATCTAAACCTTTTAGATTTAGATGATACTCTACAGGATTCTCTAGACATTTATAATACTTTAATGTTAGCTATATCTACTACAGATATTCTACTCCAAGTAGATGCTCAACTTATGAGGAAATACCAGGATTGGGTAACATATAAAAGACCTAAACAGAAATTACCCTGGTATCATAACTTAGGTAAATGGTCTTATATCAACTCTTATATTAAAGAAATCAACTCAATGTTTAACAAATTCTTAAATTAATAAAATCATGGATATTACAATAAGCAAAGCTATAGAAAACAATTTAGTATCTTTACTTAAAAAAGTAAAGCATCATACTATACTATTTCATGAACCTTTTACCACTAATAACATAAAGGATTATTATCCTAAAAATAATTACTGCATCGTTTCAGTAACTATGATAAGAGAAGTTCTAAGGGTTAATGCTATAGTATATCGAAAAGAAGGAGAGAAATCTACTTTCTCCATAGAATTAGATAGATTTTCTCTAGATGATATTTTCCATATTTTACAATTATCAATTGAATCACTTTAAGATTATGAAAGTATTTTTATATGTAGTATTAGCTGTATTAGCTTTATGTTTCTACTTAGATCTAAGATCTTCTAGAGATGATGTATATTGGAAAAGGCAATATAATATTGCCGAAGATTCTATAAAAGTTTGGAAGAAAAGATATAAAATCCTTCAAGAGGAAAATAACAAAATGAAGCAAGATATATTGCACCCCAGCTATTTAAAAATATAAACACAAAGATTAATTAGATTTGACTAAAGATATTGGATACGTTCTATAAATAGGTTTTTAATTATTTTTAGGGAAGGCCTGGTTCGAGAGAATCGGGTCTTTTCATGTGTATACACCTACATATCATAGCCTAAGCTTTTATAAAATAGTATATAAAATATTTGCATATATAAAATATTATTCTTAATTTTGCATTATAGTAAAATTAAAAATATTAATAATTAAATTTTAGTCATTATGCAAAATTACAAGTTAAACATGGATCCAAAAGCTGCTTCAGTATTATATGAACCAGATGTAAGGAAACAAATTCATATAATGATAAATGATTATATGGATTCACATCTCGAAATTGAAGAAGTAAAAGTAGAAATAAGAGAAGGAGAAGGAGATACCCTCACCTATACTTTTACTATTCATGATACTTCAGAAGAAATCATAGGAGATGTAACTGAATATGTACACAATATCTTCGATTTTGAAAAGTATGCAGATAAGAGAGATGTTATATCTGCTTGCGCTATTAATTTCATCAACAAAAAAGAGAAAAGATTTCACCTTATTTACACTTTAAAGTTTTAAAATTATGAAATATTCATATTACATCAGTAACTTAATCAAAGAGATCAGTCTTAGTATACATAAGGATAGTTATATATCTCCAGAAAAGAGAGAATTGCTAACGAAAATTTTAGAATCCTTCATCCCTATAGTAAATAATACTTTAGAAGGAAATGATAACTCAGTAGATGATAGGTCAAAACTTATCATTAATATTAATAATTACATCAAAGAAGAATTACTTAAGAATATTGATAATAGTTTATATAAGATATCTGACTATCTATCAGTAGAGAATATAGATAATTACAGTATAGAGAATATAAACTCTTTTAGAAAAGAGTTAGACAACTTAATAGAGAATCATTTAAATAAATAAACAATATGAAGAAGGAAGAGTTTATTAAAGAATTAGTAGAGAATATATTTTCTATTGTAGGAAATTTCATCTATGAAGGATCAGAATCTATAGGGGAAGTTGAAAAAGAACATATCCCATTACTATTTCAGGTATTAGATAATATGAAAATAATTATCGGTGAAGTACTTTTAAAAGAGGGTTTTAATACTGAAAGTTCAAGAGAACTATTAACTTCACTAATCAATCATAGGAAATATGATATACTAGAAGGCTTAAAAGAAGAAAACACTTCTTTAGAAAGTTTAATGAGGTTATATCAGTTCTATAAACAAAAAAGATCTTAGAGATGGAAGAATTAAAAATAGAGAAATTATAATATAAAAGTAATTAGAAAGACTAGCTATCAAAACAAGGTAGCTAGTTTAACTAAAAATAAAATAAAATATGAAAAAGCTCATAGTAATAATAGGATTAATACTCTTAAACAGTTGTAAGTCAGATAAACCCATATATGAAGTAGAATCTGGCAAGGTATTATTTAAATACATAAAGCTAACAGATCTTAAAGAATCTACTTGGCAAGATTCTCCAAAAGAGTATCTAATTTATCTATCTACTGATCACAACGAAGTAGAATCAATATCCCTATCAAAAGAGAAATTCTATTTAATTCACAATGGAGATTCTATCTCTAAGGATTCTATATTCCGAAACAAGAAGTTGCTCACATCTCTATAATAGAACTCAAATCCTCAGCTTTTATAAATAAAATTATTAATTATGTTGCACAATTAAAATATTATATGTAATTTTGCATTATCAATTAATAATTAAAGTAATAATTAAATTTTAGTCATTATGCAAACAACAAAGATTAAAAACAACACTCCATCAGTATTGGATTCTGAACTTATTCAAAAAGAGATTAACACTATCAGAGTAAATTACATGAATAGTAATATTCAAATCCTTAAAGCTACTGCAACTCTGGCTATCCTGGAAAAAGATATTCTCATTTATGAATTACTTATCTGGGATTCTTCAGAAGAACCTATCAAAGGAACTCCTGAAGAATATCTAGAAGAAATCTCTAACTTCATAGATTATGCTACAGATCACGATTGCAGCAAAGTAGATGCTAAAATAGAAATCATCTCTAAGGAAGAGAAACTCTCAAAAATCACTTTATCACTAACCTTCTAAAAACATAGTCAATATGAAATTAAAAGATAAAGAATTAGGCTTAATGATAGTAACCCTCGTAAAGGGTCTAAAAGAACTACATAAATTAAATGAATTGCCTGAAACAGTTTTCGTAATCTACTATAAAATGATTACTCTATTAGTTAATCACTTTGTATACTCTATAAAAGACCTTAAGAGTATAGAAGAATTCACTGAATAAGAAAAATCATTTATGGATCTTCCAGTACTGGGAGTATTTCTAGATCCAGATTCTCTATCAGATGAAGACCATTTCAAAGAGGCTATTACTAAAGCAAGAGTAATGGCAATGGAACATGAACTACAGGAGATAAAAGATATAGATATAATTAAAATAAATTAAACAATAAGAAAAGCTATGGAAGAAATTAACATTATCGAAACTAAGGCAATCACCGACAACTCAAAGATTATTTTACTTACTATCGGTGGTGTAAAGTACGCATTTACAGAAACAATCATATCAGCATATTGTAGTGGTTGTTCAGTATCTATACATACAAATTTAATTAAATTATGAACATGATAAAGAGAATATACAATAAGATATACACAAGGTTATTCTTAACCCAAGTAATAAAACATAAATATGATACAGGAGTATTACCAGGTTATTATATACATTTAATAGAATATTACCTATCCGAAGAGTATAAATTCAATCCCAAAGCTAAGATTACCATAACCTACCAACCCTCAGACTTCCAAGGTTGGACAGGATTCACCCGCAACAAAGAATACCTCTGGGAAAGACTCCTAAAGATATTAAGTAAAAATCACTTCACCAAGATATCGCCTCAAAACAAAGTAATCATAATTAAAAATATAAACCTACAACAAACCTTCATAAACCAACCCAATAAAATCATAATCATAATGAAAAAGATATATCGATAAAGAATCTTCAAAATCACAGTATCACTAATCCTATAAGGTACTGTGATTACTTATAGATAACACACCAACCCCAAACAAGGATAAATCTCAAACCTAATAAAACCCTCAACCCCACTCCCAACAAAGAAAAACCATAAAATTTAATCTATATGATAAAACCCATAATCATATACTAATATATAAACCTATAATAAACATTAGTAATATAAACTACTAATAATAAACCTATCCTCATATTCCCTTTCCTTTATCCTTTTATATTTACCTTTTTAGGATTTGATAAAAGTATGAGTTTAACATATCTAAGATAGTCAGGAAGTAGCTAAAGTGAGCGTTTGAGGTTTCGGGGGCCGACCGGGGATTTTGAGGATCCACTCTAGGATTGGGGATTTCGGCTGGCACTGTAACAAACACTATCTATACTATACTAAACTGATGAGTTTGACAAATCCCCAAGGCCTCTAGGATTACCCAAAAGTGTACCTTTTTAGAGATCTAAATCCTAAGCCTTTTAGGTACCCCAAATCACATAAATCCTCAAATCCTAATCACAAATTCTTATACTTATATTATATTATATATATATAAGAGGGACTGGGGATTAGGATTAGAGATTTAAGGATTTAATTCTCTAAGGCCGATTAGTAGTATTTACTATAGCTATACTTATGTACAGTTGATGGCCAAATATAAATC